GGTTTCTTGGTAAATTTCCAGAGAAGAAGGTTATTCAAACCTCCCATACCGCTGAGCTTGCTGTGGGCTTCGGACGGAAAGTCCGTAATTTGGTCGACTCAGACGTTTACAAGTCAATATTTCCGGGGGTCGGACTTCAGGCAGATTCAAAGGCAGCAGGTCGTTGGGCGACTAATAAGGGCGGAGATTACTTTGCAATCGGTGTTGGCGGAGCGGTTACTGGTAAAGGCGCTGATATCCTCATCATTGACGATCCGCACTCAGAACAAGAGGCAACTCTAGCTGAAAGCAACCCAGACGTGTACGACAAAACGTACGAGTGGTATACATCTGGTCCACGGCAGCGTCTCCAGCCTGGAGGCTCAATCATCATCGTGATGACCCGGTGGAGTAAAAGGGACTTGACTGCTCAGGTTGTAAAGGCAGCCCAACAACGCTCTGGTGAGGAGTGGGAAGTCATTGAGTTCCCTGCAATCCTGCCTGATGAGGAGCCCCTGTGGCCTGGGTTCTGGAGCTTAGCTGAATTAACTGCGCTAAAGCAGGAACTTCCTAATGCCAAATGGATGGCGCAGTATATGCAGGCGCCGACATCAGATGTTAGTGCTATTGTGAAGCGAGAGTGGTGGCAGATCTGGGAGCATGAGTATCCACCCCAGTGTGAGTTCACTATACAGAGCTGGGATACGGCGTTCCTTAAGACCCAGCGGTCAGACTACTGTGCCTGTACTACTTGGGGGGTGTTCTACCAAGCTAATAGTAGAGGGCTTGAGGTACCAAACATCATATTGCTCAACTCATTTAAAGAACGTATGGAGTTCCCAGAGTTAAAGCAAAAGGCTATGGAACACTATAAAGAGTGGGAGCCTGATGCACTAATCGTTGAGGCAAAAGCCTCCGGAGCCCCTCTAGTGTTCGAGTTACGAGCTATGGGTATACCTGTTCAGGAATATGTTCCAAGTAAAGGAAGCGATAAAATTGCCCGTTTGAACGCAGTTGCTGATATATTTGCATCTGGGAGAGTTTGGGTTCCTAATACACATTGGGCAGAAGAGTTAGTAGAAGAAGTTGCAAGTTTCCCAAGTGGCGATCATGATGACTTGGTGGACTCAATGACCCAGGCGTTACTAAGATATAGAAGGGGTGGCTTTGTACAATTGGAGTCTGATTATGAAGACGAGCCAAAACAATTTAAGTCATCTAGGCACAAAGGGTACTACAACGTATAAGGCAAGCATATGGCAATAGAAAAGTCACTATCACAGGCCCCACTGGGTTTAGGCGCACTTCCTATGATGGAAGAAGGGCCAGAGCTTGAGATCGAGATTGAGGATCCCGAGTCAGTTGAGATTGGCATTGACGGTATGCCCATCCTGCGCATTGAGGAAGAAGAGCCTAGCGATGAAGACTTTGACGCCAACCTAGCAGAGTACATGAGTGAGGACACCCTACAGTCCTTGGCTTCAGATTTAGTTGGTGACTTTGATGAAGATATTGGCTCACGCAAAGACTGGATGCAGACCTACGTTGATGGTATTCAGTTATTAGGGATGAAGATTGAAGAGCGCACTGAGCCTTGGGAAGGTGCTTGTGGTGTATACCACCCACTGTTATCTGAAGCACTTGTGAAGTTCCAAGCTGAGACCATCATGGAAACGTTTCCAGCAGCGGGCCCAGTAAAGACACAAATTGTCGGTAAAGAGACCCAAGAAAAGAAAGATGCTGCTGAGCGTGTTGCTGATGATATGAACTATCAGTTAACAGATGTGATGCAAGAATTCCGACCTGAACATGAGCGCATGTTATGGGGCTTAGGACTATCAGGTAATGCGTTTAAGAAGGTTTACTTCGATCCAAGCATTGGACGTCAAGTATCTATGTTTGTACCGGCAGAGGACTTAGTTGTTCCTTACGGTGCTACTGATCTAGCTAGTTCACCACGAGTTACGCATGTGATGCGTAAGACTCCTAATGAGTTACGCAAATTACAAGTCGCAGGATTCTATAGAGATATTGAGTTACCAGAACCTAGCGACTCATTTGATGAAGTTGAGAAGAAGATCGCTGAGAAGATGGGCTTTAGGGCCACTACAGACGATCGGTATAAAATCCTTGAAATGCAAGTTGACCTTGACTTGCCTGGCTATGAAGACGAAGAAGATGGAGAACCTACGGGTATAGCGTTACCGTACATTGTTACCATCGACAAATCGAACGGTATTGTTCTTGCTATTCGTCGTAACTGGAGACCAGAAGATGAACATAAAAAGAAGCGTTCGCATTTTGTGCATTACGGTTATATTCCCGGTTTTGGTTTCTACTGCTTTGGTCTTATTCACCTCATCGGGGCTTTTGCTAAATCAGGTACTAGTATCCTCCGCCAACTCGTTGATGCCGGATCATTGGCGAACTTGCCTGGTGGCTTTAAGACCCGTGGACTGCGAATTAAAGGTGACGATACACCGATAGCACCCGGAGAGTTCCGTGACGTAGACGTGCCCTCCGGCACGATGCGTGACAATGTGATGCCTCTGCCATATAAAGAGCCTAGTCAGGTTCTGGCTCAATTGATGAATCAAATCATCGAAGAAGGCCGACGTTTTGCCTCAGCAGCAGATATGAAGATTAGTGACATGAGTGCGCAAGCACCTGTGGGCACAACCTTAGCCATTCTGGAGCGTACATTAAAGGTAATGTCCGCTGTACAAGCCCGCATCCACTACTCATTTAAAGAGGAGCTTCGGTTACTTCGTGACATCATTCGTGATTACACTCCAGATACTTATACTTACGAGCCAGTTGAAGGCAGCCCACGTGCCAAGAAGAGCGACTATGACAACGTAGACGTGATTCCGGTCAGTGATCCAAACGCTGCAACCATGGCGCAGAAGATTACGCAGTACCAAGCCGTGTTACAACTAGCGCAAGGTGCACCACAGATTTACAACTTGCCTAAACTACACCGTCAAATGTTAGACGTGTTGGGTATTAAGAATGCCCAACAGCTAGTTAAACTGCCCGAGGACCAAAAGCCCGAGGATCCAATCACTGAGAACCAGAACATTCTCATGATGAAGCCAGTCAAAGCGTTCTATTACCAAGACCATCAAGCACATATAACAACCCATATGGCTGCTATGCAAGATCCAAAAATCATGCAGTTGGTTGGACAGAACCCACAGGCGCAAGCCATGCAAGCTGCAATGATGGCGCACGTTAATGAGCATATTGCTTATGAGTACCGCAAGCAAATGGAAATGGAAATGGGTATTGAGTTGCCGTTCCACCCAGATGAGTCTGACTCTGATGAAAGAGCTATGCCACAAGAGCTCGAAGTTCGGGTATCTCAATTGGCTGCACAAGCATCACAAGCATTACTCCAACGTGATACTGCTGAGATACGTGCACAACAAGCCCAGGCTGCTCAAAACGATCCAATTGTTCAAATGCAACAACAAGAATTGGCTATCAAACAAGCCGAGGTTGATATTAAGAATCGCAAACTTATTGCTGATGCAACCGCTAAAGCTGATCAACTTGATATTGAGAGAGAAAGAATTATGTCTCAAGAGAAGATTGCTGGCATGCAAGTTGGAGCTAAGGTAGCAAAAGACAGAGCTGATTTAAATGCTAAGCAACAGTTAGAAGGTGTAAAAATTGGAGTTGACATAGCCAAAACTAAAGATCAACTTCGCATGCAGCAAACCCGCAGTAGAGACGTTACTAAGGAGAAAACTGAGTAATGGAACCATTAGACGTTCTAGTAATAGAACTAGATAAAAGTGTCGCCCAAAAGCGAGACTGGGTAGCCTCCGGACAAGCCAAAGACTTTGCCGAGTACCAAAAAATTTGTGGAGAGATCAAAGGTCTGCTCTTTGCAAAGCAGGAAATATTAGACCTTAAACAAACAATGGAGCATTCTGATGAGTGAAATCCTTATCGGCACAAACCCCGATAAACCGCAGATAGTAGGATCAGTAGATTTTTCCAAAGCCGTAGAAGAGAAAGCTCGCCAGCTTCCAATTCCATCTGGCTACCGCATCTTGTGTGCGATCCCAGAAACAGAAGAAAAGTTTGAAGGTTCTGATTTAGTTAAGCCTGATGACCTAATAAAGAAGGACGAGATTCTAACCACAGTGTTGTTCGTGGTGGCTCTTGGACCTGACTGCTATAAAGACAGCACTAGATTCCCAAGCGGACCCTGGTGTGGTGAAGGTGACTTTATTTTAGTTAGACCAAATGCCGGTACCCGCCTAGTAATACATGGCCGGGAGTTTAGGATTATTAATGACGACTCAGTTGAAGCCGTTGTTCAAGATCCTCGTGGCATATCCCGTAAATTTATATAGGAGCTAAATCATGGCTGAGTTTGAAAAAGAAGAATTTAAGTTCCCCGATGAGATAGAAGATAAGGGTAAACCCTTAGATAAAGTCGAGTACATCATCGAGGATGACACTCCTCCAGAGGATCGGGATCAAAAACCGATGCCTAAAGAGGTCGTTGAAAAGCTAGAAGTTGCTGATGAAGACGCAGAAGAACTAGACCCCAAGGCTCAAAAAGAGCGGATTAAGCAATATAAGAAGGTCTGGAACGATGAGCGACGGGCCAAAGAGTCTGCTTTACGTGAGCAGCAAGAGGCAATTGATCTAGCAAGACGAGTAATCGAAGAGAACAAAAGACTCAAAGCACAATATAGTGCTGGTGAAAAGACCTATATTGAGACTGTTCAAAGCGCTGCCGACACCTCGTTGACTATGGCTAAGCGGGAGTATAAAGAAGCGCTTGAGTCTGGTGATTCGGATCGCATCGTTGAAGCGCAGACTGCTCTTAATGAAGCAACATATAAATCGCAACAAGTAAAACAGTTTAAACCTACTGCTTTACAAACTGAAGAAAATGATGTACAAATAACCCAATCGCAGCAAACACCAAAGATTGACGCCAAAACGCAATCTTGGTTGGATGAGAATCCTTGGTATGGTTCCAAAAAAGCCATGTCCAACTTTGCGGTAGGGATACATGAAGAATTGGTAGATGAGTACGGCCCAAAAGTCGTAGGTTCAGACCAGTACTTCAAGCACATTGACAAAACAATGCGCAAAAAATTTCCAGAGTACTTTGAGACTGTGGAAGAAGGTAGTCAGGCTGAGCCAGAACCGGAGCCCCAAACAGCGCCGAAAGCAAAGCCAAGTACGGTGGTAGCTCCGGCGACCCGCTCAACGTCCTCCAAACAGGTACGGTTGAAGCAGTCACAAATGGCCTTGATCAAAAAATTAGGCTTAAGTCCGGAAGTGTACGCTCGTGAACAACAAAAATTGGAGGCTTCAAATGGCTAACAACAGACTGACCCGTGAATTAGATACCCGAGTTGAGGTAGAGCGCCCTACGCATTGGGCTCCGCCTGAATTACTCCCTGAGCCCGACAAACAGGCTGGGTATGCGTATCGTTGGATTCGTGTCTCATCTTTAAACCAGGCTGACCCACGTAACCTATCTGCCAAACTCAGAGAAGGTTGGGAGCCCGTAAGGATTGAGGAACAACCCAAATTTCAAATGCTAGTCGATCCCAATAGTCGATACAAAGACAACATTGAGATTGGCGGGCTGTTACTTTGCAAAACCCCAGTTGAGTTTGTAGCTCAGCGTAATACTTATTACTCTGACCAAGCTAATGCTCAAATGAAGGCTGTGGAGAACGCTCTCATGCGCCAAAATGATCCTCGGATGCCTCTCTTCAATGAAGGTAAGGTTACGGTGGGTTCTTTTGGTAAAGGTAGTTAATTTTTTAATAATTTAGGAGATTTATTATGGCTTATCCAAGCGTAACAGCTCCCTACGGCTTACGCCCAATCAACAGCGTGGATGGCAAACCCTACGCTGGTGCAACCCGTCAATTGCCAATTGCGAGTACTTATAACAC